ATGCTCAGTTGGTCTTACAATGGCGGCTTTTTTGGGAACTATCTTTGTGTAGGAAAAATGGTTGCCTCAATCGCACAGGGGACAAGCCCCTGCGCTCAATCGGCAAGGCGGCAACGTCCATGTTGCCGCCTTTTTCCGCCGTTGTATTTCTTCTTTCAAAATGAATATGCCTCTTACGCAGGTCGCTCTGGTCGCGCGTCCGTGCGCTCCCGACGCTCAGCGGGTCGAAGATTCTTCCAGCTCCAGAAGCAGACTTGCCAAAAGCTATGGCCGCTTCGCGCCCTTGGATTTGAGGCAAGACTGCTTCTTCCGAGTTTCTCTTCCAAAGTCAAAATTACTCATACAGTCCGCCTGCTGCGGATAGCTCGATTTCTTACACTCATCCATTCACCGAGAAGCTCCGTTCAGAAAGCTTCCAAAAGTTGCGGATGCTTCGCAACCGCTTGGATTTGATAAGCAGTCTTCACTCCGCAGACTATCGATTTTAAAAATTCTGATGTATAATAAACTTATGGGAAAAGGAATCAATGAATACAAAAACGGCTACGATTTTTACAAGGATTCAGAAACGGATCAAATCTGGCAGGTAGACAACCACGGCCAGGAAGGACCATATCTGTTCAGCTTCGACCAGGAAACAGTTTTCAACTTCTGGACCGATTATCCTGATAAGCTGACTCCTGAACAGATTGAGATTTTCAAAAAAGAAAATCCAACAATGGCCGAATTAAAATAAAAACTTCGGGGGGAGCGCGCACAGCGGTCAAAAAAGTTTAATCTGTTATAACAAAATTCAACAGTGCACTTCATAAGAACATATATTAAATTCATATTCTTATATATGTTTTAATAAAAACTTATAGTTTTTATTCTTTTATGTGCACTGCAAAAAAATAAAAAAAATAAAAATATATAGATTAAATGAGTATAACTTAAAAGAACTTAATCCCACTTAATACAAAGTGCGCTTTGTTAGAAATTACGCTTTTTATCCGCTCTAAAGTTCGCGTATTATTGTCTTTTTGCAACGCTTTGAGATTTTCAAAAAATTCTTCTTTTTCTTGAAGTGCACATTTGCTCGCACTGCGGACACTTGGGGGCACGGGGGAAAATCACATTTATATAAATTTATATATATGATAAAATAAACTTATGTTAGCTGACTCCGAAGATTTTAAGAAACTTGGTGAACAAATAAGAAATTTCTCACAACACAAATATGAAAAAGGTATGCTTCCAGATTTATCAAACATTAATATGGGGGCATTACAGAAACAACAGAAGAACTCATATTTAGCAGATATAAAAAGATTAATATCAAACTGTAAAATTACAGGAAATTTTGAAAATTGCGAAAAAGAGTTAGAAGAATATACAAAGAAATATATTGATGAAAAATTCCCAGTTTCTTTAGATACTATGTTTAATATTTTGCATAGTTATCAAATGGAAGAAGCTATGAGTATAATAGATATTCCATTACAATCATTTTTATTATATGCAGAACTAATTAAGCAAGTTTACTTTTATATTCAGGAGACTTACATAAAAAAGATTCCATATAATCTCGATGTCGCATTTATACATGAATTTATAGAGTATTCTCTAGAGCTGCTTACAAGTATTGGTTCTCTATTATTAGGAAAAAATTATAATAGTGTAATTTCTATTTACAGGACATTTTACGAAAATTACATTGTCTTTTCTTACATACAAAATCATCCTGAATTAAAATTGCGTTTTATAGATCATGCAAAACTTGATGAATTTTCACTACGTATTGAATTATCAAAATTAAGAAAAGAAGATTATACGGAAATAGAAAATCAATATAAACAACTTCTAGCAAAATATGAAAAAGGTTTTGAACAAGATTATGGCTGGGCTCCTGCTCTTATTGGTAAAAGTAAAAAATTAAGAATGATGTTTTCTGAGTCAGATTTAGGTGACACCTTTACATATTTTTATAATCTTGCTTGTGAGTATACACATGCTACTGCATTTTCTCTTACAAACAGAGCTGATTTTGAAAACACAATTGGCTTCCTTTTTGGTATTGCAGAAATATTTTCAAAAGAGTTTCAAGCCTTATTTAAGGTTTTACAATTTAGCAATAACAAAGAGAAACATTTGCTTCGTCATTGGATAAATGTTGCTTCAAAGAATTTTACTGAAGTAATAAAGAAATGGTATAACTTATAAGGATTCCTTTTTATCATCTTTTATTTACATCATATCGCCAAAGACAAAAACGAAAATAAATTCCCATACTTAAAAATACAAATCCAAATACTGCAGGAATCACATCTTCTTGTATATTTTTTAAAGTACAGATCAAAATTATTCCAACGAAAAAAGAAACATACGTAAATGCTTCAAAGAAGAAAAACTTTTCAATAACAATTTGAAAAGCTAAAAATCCTGTAAACATAAGATGAATACCAGAACACAGTGCAACACATTTAAGACTTTCAATATCAAACAAAGGCAACCCCAATAACTTGTTATGAATAATACAAGTTATTAAAACACAAAGAGACGAAACTAGATTTGCGAGGAGATAAAAAAGAAAATCAGTCTTTTTGTTTTGTTCCAATCTCTTATCCCTGCACCTTATGTACAACATATCGAACTTTACCAACAACGTGGAAGTCTTCACTTTCTCCGCTTTCAGTCATTTCATCATATTTCTTATTATCAGAAATAATACGGACAAAATCCTTAGCCCTCTGCAACCTTTTTACAAATGAAGCTCCACGGTAGGTAATAGCATAAATTCCATCCGTACCGTCATAGCCAAAATTATCATAAAGAATTACATCATTATCAAACAAAGTCGGCTCCATAGAATCGCCGCGAACATAGGAAGCTCTCATATTGTCAGTGTATTTTTTAAGCTCATTTGGAAGCGCAACATAATCAATAATCTCAGAAGAATCCCCAAACTCCTGGCCGCGTCCTGCAGAAAAAGCCTGCTCGTAAACCGGAATATTAATAACATCTTTCTGCAGCGTTTCAGGGTATGCAGTAAATTCTTCAAGAGTCATCTTAAACACTTTTAAGATTTTCATAACCTCTTCAAAAGTCGGCATGCGGCTAATGCAAATCTTATTACGCAAAGTAGAAAGCGGAATCCCGGCCTGTTCACAAAGCCATTCCTGATTCCTGTCTAATCCTGTGAGAATCTGTTTTACCTTTTTCCAGAAAACATCAGCTTCCATATTTTTAATATACACCTGAATTTAAAATAAATAAATACCTATTTGAGTATTTTAATTGACAAAATTAAAAGCACGAATTATAGTTATTTTATCATGATTACAGGTTTTCCAAGCCCCGCTCAGGGCTATGAACAGAAAGGCATAGATTTTAATAACATCCTCGTAAAGCATCCGTCGGCAACAGTCGTAATGAAGATTGAAAGCTCAAACTATACCGGCATGGGAATCTTCAATGGCGACATCCTAATAATCGACCGTGCCAAAAGAATAACCCCTAACAGCCTCGTAGTCTATGAATCAGAAGGTCACTTTGCTTTGAGCAGAGTTTACAAAATCAAGAAATCTCTTGAAGACACAATAGTCACAGGAGCCGTCACCCACGTAATCCACACGGTAAAAGAAATATGATTTTACATGCAGACGGCAACAGTTTTTATGCATCCTGTGAACAGATTTACCGTCCTGATTTACGCAATAAGCCGGTTGCAGTTTTATCCAACAATGACGGAATTATCATCGCCTTAAACAAAGAAGCAAAAGCCTGTGGAATAAAACGAGGCGACCCGTTTTTCAAAGTAAGAGACATTTGCGAATGGCGTGGTGTTACCATTTTTTCCAGCAACTATACTTTATATGCAGACATAAGTCGCCGCATTACCTCAATCTATATGGAATACGCTCCGGACATCGAAGAATATTCCATCGATGAAAGCTTTCTCTTTTTTGACAAATGCAACTGGAGTATAAAAGACTATGAAGAAATTGGCCATGAACTCAAAAGAAGAATCGCAAAAGAAGTCGGCATTCCAATCTGCGTAGGTGCAGCACCAACAAAAACACTCGCAAAACTCTACAACAAAAAAGCCAAGGAACACGGCGGAGTTTTTGTTTACAATCCTGCAGAAGTTGACGCTTTACTCGAATCCGTAGATTGCGGAACAATCTGGGGTATCGGCCCAGCCCGTGCACAAAAACTGCAGCTTCATGGAATTAAAAACGCACTTATGCTAAAGCACATGCCTTTGATGGATGCAAAAAGGCTTCTTACAATTCAAGGCTTTGCAACAGTCCAGGAACTCAACGGCATCCGTTCAATAGATAAAGTCGTTCGTGAGAAAAAGGATGTAATAACTTCAAGCCGCCAATTTTCCAGAAAAGTCTATGACCTAGCAACACTTGAATGCGCTTTAGTTGAATACACTGAACTTGCAGTAGAAAGGCTACGCCAGCAAGACTGTGAATGCCAGGCCGTACAGGTCACAATTTCCACCTGCAACTATTATAGCGACGACCTCGACAGCCAATATTCAAACGGTGTAATAGTTCAGCTTCCTCGTCTTACATCATATACGCCGGATATAGTAAATGCCGCACGTCTTGCGCTCCCTCACATCTACCGTCAGGGCTACGGTTACAAGGTAATAATGGTAACTCTGTTAGATATCATGCCAGCTCAATATCAAGGCTGGCTCTGGATAGATCCAAAGGAAGACATAAAAAAACGAAAGCTCATGGATGCAGTAGACCACATTACATCCGTTTATGGTCGCCGTTCAATTACTCTCGCAAAATCCTGGACAGTAGACGGCTGGCAGATGAAACGGGAATTCCTAAGTCCGAATGTAACTACAGATATTGAGATGGTGCCGGGAGTTTTATAATAAATCTCTACTTTTACTTCAGATTTTTTTTATAAGAAACCAAATGCATATTACAGTATCCGTAAAAGATTATGTATTAGAAAAAAAATTATAAAATTGATATATCTATAATCTTATAATGTAATTGTACTTGTAATTTTTATAATATATAATCCATATTATTAAATGGTAAAAACATGTCATTAAAAGAAAAGTTAAAAATATCAGAAATAAATTATAAATTAACAGCTGAACATCGAATTGAACAATTTCGCAATATCGGATTGAGTCTTGGTAATAATGGTTGGACATTACCAATGGATTTATCACCTAGGGAAACTCAACAGTTAGAAGATAATCTTGAATTCATTGATGAAATCTTATTTTCATATTATAACAAAGAAGATTTCTTAAAAAAAATGGAAGAAGAACTTTTATCATCACAATATTTAAAAGAAAATGCTACATTAATTAAACAAATATTTATCGCATATAGACAACAATTATATGTGCTTTGTATTGCCGGTATAGCACCTGTAATTGAAAACTTATTTGCAAATTTTACTAAGCAGAAAAAAAATATAAATTTTAAGCAATTTCTTAAAAGCATAAAGGAAAAAATTGCAGAAAATTCTATTGTTGAAGCTGCAGCATTAGGTGCAATTGAAGGTTTTATTAATTCATTTGCAAAAAGTACAGATTTTTCACAAGAACAAATTGAATTAACAAGAAATAATATCTGTCATGGCAGAATAGATATTCCTAACTCTCAGATAGAAGCTATACGTTATATTGCAAACCTATATAATCTTTCTTATTACTTTAACATATAAGGTAATTTCAAATTAATTCTAAATAATAATATTATTATTAGATCAATGAGTTTTTAAATCAGCCTCCAAAGCTCTCTCCGATGTCCAGCCCCCAAGCCTTTAGCGAGGGGGCAATCTTTTTGCAAAGTCACGCTTTATCCTCTCCATTCATTCCTAATCACAAGTCCAAGCCAAACCCGCTGTCCGTTAGTAGCCATTCTCTTAAAACCTTTCTCGCTCATTCTAAGCCCCAGCCATTTCTGCGACATAACACGCTCGTTGTTCTTGTTGCACCATTTAACATAAGTCTCATATAGAAGCTTAGTATGCAACCGCCACTTAAGAGATGCATCAATTTCAAGGCAGTCATTAACAAAAGTTCCAACAGCATCCATATCCATTCTGTATTCTTCATTTGCCTGACGTACAGCTTCCGGCTCTTCAAGTCCTTCCTTCTTCCACATCGCATAGCCTTGAATCAACCAATTCAAAATCCCACTGTTCTCGGCAATCAGTTTTTCAGTAAGTTTTTTATCTCTCTGCTCAGGTGGAATGGTGACAGTAAAAGGAATCATCTTGATACGTCTCCAGATTCCATTATCTGCTCCGCGGATTTTCGGCTTATGGTTAGTCGCCATAAAAATCTTAAAAGTCGGCTTAAAAGAAAAATACTCACCGTACAAAAAGCGCGCCGTCAAAGCATCCTCTCCGGTAACACTCTTAATTAAACTTTCACTCATCGGGCTTCCTTGCTCAATCTCACTTGTAGTAACAAGTCTTGCGCCCTTAAGACGTGCCAGGTCGTTGCTCTGTTCTTTATTCTTTTTAGTGAAGGTTTCAATTCCAGTACTGCAACCATAGTCTCCGAACAGCTGCAGCAGCACATTCAAAAAGGTTGATTTACCATTGGCACCAGTTCCCCAGAGAATAAAAAGACACTGTTCACTTACATCTCCGGAAAGGGCATACCCACAAGCTTTCTGTATAAACTTAATCAGCTGAGTATCATTATTGAAAATCTGCATCAAAAACATTTTCCAAGTCGGACAGTCCGCATCCTTGTTGTAAACAAAAAGACTCTTCTTTGTGATAAGGTTTTTAATATTCGGTTCCTTGGCTTTTCCATTTTTCAGATTCAGTGTCAGTCCTTCTACATTAAAAAGATAAATATCTGTATCAAGCTCTTTTTCAATTACCTTGATAGAAGGCTGCATTTTCAAAAGACCCACAATTGCCTGAATACGGCGGAAGCTTTCACTCTTAACAAGATGCTTTTCAAACTCCTGTTTCAAAAGCTGATCTGGAATATAACGCTGGATTCTGTACATCTTATGAATAAAAATCGGAATACGTTCCTGAACAAAACCGCGCAAATCAATTTCCCAGTTAGTTCCATTCCATACAAGAAACTTATCCCAGGTAATACAGTATCGGATGCTGTCCTCATAAGCGCGCAGAAAGTAAAGCGTATTCGTAAGATCAGTAAACTGCATTTCCCCGCTTACATATTTATTTGCCTTCATCTCTAGGCCGATTTGTTCGAGGACCGCTTTTTCATTTTTTGAAAAATCTATCTCACTCATTTATCATCCCGTTTTCTTTCAAAAGTCTATAAAACTGAATCAGCTTAAACTGCAGCTGACCATATCCATCAAGCAAATCGTATTCACCAATCTTTTTATTTATTTCATCAAGATTCTCATATATCAAAATCAAAGAGAGAGGATAATCAGCAAATCGTTCCATCTCCCACCAAGCAATAAACTTGTCAGCTTCTTCGCTCTGTTTGAGATTTTGAAAACACTTAAACTTTTTATAAATGTCAACGTCATCGCGGATAGACAAAAAGAATTCTTTTGCTTCCTTCCAGCAGTCCATAGGGATATAGTCATCAGGAGTTTTGATTTTTCTTTTCATACGCTACCAGCTTCATAAACAAAAAATCTGACAGATCGCCCACACGCAGTCCTGTCATCATCAAAACGAACTTCCGGCCACATAGACCACCAGCCGCTCTGGTCAAAATCATCAACATTCTGTACGTCATAAAAGACAACGCCTTTTTCCACGTCCTTTACAACCGCTGCAAAAGAAACAACAGAATCATCAGGCTTTCTTAAACATAGTGTGACATCCTCATATCCTGACAAATCACATTTTGTATCAACAAGCAGCCTGATCTTTGTTTCGTTTTTGTATATACGTTTCATATACGACACTCCATTGTTATTTCTAAATCAATAGGACAAAAGAAAGTCACCACATTATTTGCTTCACGGATTTTACCTCGCAGCCAATCCCAAAAACTTACAACACTCTGAACAGTGCGGAAGAACAATCTGGATGCAAACGGCCTTGCAGTAAAATCACTTTCACTTTCTTCAAAACGGAAAAGCACTTGCTTACGAATAACTTCTGTTTCTATATCAGGAGAAATTACTAACCGCCGTTTCCAGTCTGTTTTTCTGTCACTTGAATCAGATATCTGGTTTTCAGAAATTCCAAGTCTCTTAAAAAACATCCGGCTGTTATGTTCATCATCAAAGACAAGACTTGAAGAAGCTTCTGTTTTCAAATGATGACTTCTCAATAATGAAGAAACAGGATGCGGGTTTTCTGTCAGATTATTTCTGATATACCAGAGCTTTCTTAAAAAAGAAGAAGTACTTCTTACAATCGAAGAACAAGTCTTTTTAATTCCAAGCATTCTTGAAATAACGGAAGCAGGAACAAGATTCTCAGAAAAGGTAGAAAGTTTAATCCTAAGTTTTCTGTTTTCAAAAGAAACAATATCAGGGGTTTCAGCAATACTTTTGAAAAGACTTTGCTTTCTGGCTTGTACAGAAAACGTGTTTTCATTTTCAAGAAAATTTCTTTTGAAAATCTCTTTTCTAGTGTTGGATGTACTTACTGCAAACGAATCTCTCCCTCCATTACGTTTTGCAATCAGCTTTCTGTTATCAGTTGCACATGCAGCTTTTATTTCAGCCAGCATCTTTTTGAAATTTGCCTTCTTTGTAATGCCTGAACTTACATTCATAATTGCAGTTTCATTTACAGAATAGGCAAAGCTTTCTGGGGTAACATCACGGTAAGTAATATAGAAAGTCGGATAATCATTAATACGGGTTCTTGATAAATAGCAGTCTTCAAGGTAACCACCGGACAAAAGATCATAGATATTTTCATCTTCGAATTCTTCAAAATCCCAGTTTATTTCATAAGGAGTTACATTCTGGCTATAAGAGCTGGATGTATCCCAGCAGAAAACCGGAATCGGAGAATAGATTCCAACATAGATTGCATTGTCAAAGGTACGTCCATTGCTGGTGAATCGCCCCCAGATATATTCTTCTACATGCAAAGTAACATGAATCCAGCCAGAATCACGACCAACAAGAGAAATCTTTTCGGAATCAATCGTTGTAATTCCTCCCCATTTTCCGCCATCAGCAGCTTCATCATCATACCAGGCAAGAAATGGAAAGATGTAGTAATTGTCAGGGTCATAACAGTAAGTCCAAAAGTCACTGGTTGTGGGCTTACGGTAGTAGTAATAAAACTCTACCGCAAGAACACCATCATCCCTCTGGTCATAAAGTGGATTAAACTGATAAACAAAAATGCGGTCTTCCTCATAAAGCTCAACTTCACCAGTTTTACCTCCATGACCAGGAGCCCAAAGATAATGTGATTTTGTGTAGTTTGATCCAATATGCTGATTGCCCGCAATGGTAGTGCCCATACTAAGCCCCGTTAAAAGTTATCTGCCAGTCAATCTGTAAACTATCTGCAGAAGTCACATTTACTGCAGGAGTAATCTGAGCATATGCAAGACACTTTGCAGATGAAGTATTTCCATTCATAAGAGCGACTTCATTAATTCCATTTGCATTCAAGTCACCTGCAGCAAAGCTTGTTCTATAAAGAACAACGTTCTGTCCGGATGAACCAAAAGCCGCCTGAGTTTTAGGGAATGTTGAATCCAGCTTTTTGAAAGAACCTGTCGGAGTATTTACTCCAGTGTTGTTCTTTGGAGTAGAACCGGTCCAGCCAGTTCCAACTCTCATATAACCATTGGTTGCATCCACCTTTGTAAGAGTTGGATTACTAATCATCAAATCAGCAATCATTCCATCGCCCTGATTTGTGATAGTATTATGATGTTTGAAAATCATCGGTTTTTCAGGCAGACGCAACACACGTCGCCAGAATCCATTTTTGTAATACTTCACATTTCCATTACAGTCACGAACAGTAACAGTAACCAAGCCACGAACTTTTCCTTTACTTGAAATCATTTTATTAGTCCTCCAATAATTCCAAACACAAGCGACGTAATTACAACGCCACCAGTACCACCGATCAAAGCTCCATAAAAGAATTGATTCTTTTTCTTTTCTGCAGCTTCCTTCAATTTTTTATTTTCCAATTCCAAGGCCAGTTTCTGTTTTTCCAGCTGGTCAGCTCTCTCTTTTTCAAAAGCAAGCTCACCACCAGTTTCCAGTAAAGCAGCCTTAACTGCCTCTTGAGCAGTTCTCTCAATTTCTTCTTCCGCAATTTGCATAACTTCCTCAATCGTTAGTTCGGCCGCAGCGTTGTCGGAATCTTTCTTTTCCATCGGCAATTGCGTCGCAGACTGAGCCATAAGATTCTGCAAGCTCACGAGCATCAGCATGCTCAATACGAGCAATCGCTTCATCCCGTTTAGCCGCAGCCTTTTTATTGATTTCATCTGAATCTCCTTCGGTGGTTGAGCCTGTCGAAACCACCTCACGTTCTTTTATAAAGAGAACCGTGAATATAGCAACAAACACAGCTCCCAGCCAAATAAAGATTTTCTTAATCACTTCCCAAAGCTTCTTCACCCGATACCTTCCTTGAAGTTTTAAAGTCCTTAAACTTCTGAATCTCTCTTCCTGCAATAACAGTAAGAGCCACAGTCAGCCATTCGCCACCGCCAAGAACACCACAACAAAGAAGTACAGTTGCAACAATAAAGATTACAAACTTCACACTAAGCAGCTTTTCAACCAGTCTCTGAAATCTAAAACTAATCATGCTCCTTTCTCCTGTGTAAGGCCGCCGGTCAGAGCGGCCGTTGTTCAATAGCAAAGCGTTAAAAAAAATTGCGATTCAGCAATTTTTTAGCTTTACCTCACTAATTGCTTTTTGGAACTCTAAGAATTCATAATCAGACCCAAACAGATCAGAACGTTCATCACTAGCTTTCTGCAGCGCACGTCGGTCTAAGCCGCGGACCACCACCGTATAATCCATAGCGTTATACACCGGCCTCATGTCACTAATAGAACGCAACACCGCATAAGGCTCCACGCAGTTCAGAACAACATCAGTTCCGGCAACTCCAGCCACGTGAGCACATTCGCCCTCGTGGTAAAGTCTGTTTCCAAGTTTCCTGTCATAGTTAGAAATAAAGAAAGCAGCCTTTATGTCTCCAGCTTCCGGATTCTTCTTTGTAAAAAACTTTCTGTACAAGGCATCCGCCGTAACTCTAATTCCGCACCCAGTTGCAAGAAGAAGAGCAAGACAAACAGAGCCCGAACAGTCAGCCTCCAAAAGATTTTCCTTACCGCTCACGTAATGCAGAAACTGCATCCGCCCAAGGTAATACTGGTAACGCTGAGCCTCTGTCAAATCTTCCGTCAGCTCTTTTTCAGCTTCCAGCATCAGCCTTATTTTCAAATCACGAATCTTTTCGTTCATCACATCCCCTTAATAATCAGCGTTATCAAAGTAAGTCCTACATTAAAGCAGCTGATAACACAGGCAATAACCGCCATAGTTTTTCCAGCTTTTCCACTGTCCGCCTTAATATGTTCTTCTAAACGGCGGGCTGTCGCACATACCTGAGGATTGAACTGACACGCTGTACTTCTGTTGTCTAAACAGTCCATCCGTTTTTCCATTGCTTTCTTAAACTCCTTCATCTCTGAACGGAATCCAGAAAGCTCCACGTTTAAATCATTAATTGATTTCACTAAAACACCAATTTCCTCGATATGCATCCTCCCGAATCCTAAACTCGCGTTACCCAGATTTCGCTAGAAAAGGCTTCTTCTTTTTTATATCTAAAAGTAAGCTCATCAATTCTCACTTTCTTAAAACTTGATTGAGCGTTGAGCCTGATATCCATAAAGGCCCCAACACGAGCATGAATCAAAGGAAGATAAGTTGTCAGGTAGTAAGCACCTTTGCAGTTAATACATTCCTGCAGTAAGTCTTTGGCACGTCGCTGACAGAAGGGTTCATCTTCAAATAAATCATCAGATAAAAACTTTGAAGTCACGTTTTTTACTATCTGACCTTTAGCCGCAATCTCATTGTCATCTTTTACAAAGATGCTGTAGTTAGTTTCAGAGATGATTGCACGACCAGTGATGGAAGCTTTGCGAAGGCCGATTAATTTTCCATCACGGTTTAATTGAATTATTGCCCGATCTTTATAAGTTGAAGTATCGTACTGTACAATAACAGGCTTATCCTCGCCGGTAACTTCAATTGCGTCTAAGAAGTCCTGCTCAGTATCCAGCTGGTCCGCATACACAACATTACGAGTTTTTCCTTCATCATTCTTTGCGGTATAAATTGCCTGGTAATCATTGTCAGAAACAATCTTCCTTGAATCATCCGTGAACGGATAATAAGGCTGCATATCCTCGTCGTACCATACCGGCGCATCAGAGTAAGACCAGAGTTCCTGTCTTTCAGTCTGCACATAGCGTGTATACTTCAAGCGAACATTATTCGCATACTTATCATTGTTATTAAAAAATCTGTAATGAGTGATTTCCTTTTCATCCAGAGTAAAGCAGCTTTCCTCGCTGTATTCATTTTCCCTGTCATAAGGAGATTCAATAAAAGAGAGAGTCAGATCCTTACCGCATTCCACAACCGCGTCGTAAGCTTTTGCCAGTGCACAGAGTTCTTTCCAGGCAGACCCAACAACAATCACATAAGGAATATCAAAAGGAAGAGAGCCGCAGTTTATTTCATTCGCATTAAGCCCGCCGCGTTTTGCGATGATATGAACAAGTGAGTTTTCAGGATTCGTTCTGTCACATACAACAGAGTGAACTACAGTCTGAGCATCAGTCCAGTTACGCTGCAGCTTGGTGTCATCCAGCTTAGAACTCAAATCAACTAAGCGTACCTTGGTAGTCTTATCAAGAAAGCCTGTCTCCTGTGATTGGAATCCGTTATCATCTACAAAAAGATGAAAGCGAAAAAAGGTATTTTCACGCTCGCCAAAACAGTACCATATCTGGATGCCAAGACCTGGAGCATATTCAGCATTCTGTTCTATATCATAGATACCTTTCAAAAGAAGCTCGCCGCAGTTCATAATGCCACCGGCCTCAGTGTTGTAACTGGTGATTACGCATTCCAGAATATCTGAATCCGGAAGGTAAACATCGCCGCCAGCAAGTTCAAGAACTACACGAACAAAAGGACGTGCGTCAGTATTGCGGATTTTATTTTCAACTTCTGGCGGTAACTCGTAAAATCTCATAGCACCACCTGTGTATTCTGTTCAGAGTTTCTTATATTAAAAACAATATGACTTTCAACCACAAACTTCTGATAGCATAAAACTGTATCAGCGCAGTTTATGTCAGTAAGACTTCCGCTTGGTCTCAAGTCATAAAGGTTCAGGCTCACGCCGTCCTTCAAATCAATTTGAATTGAAAGCTTTTCTATCTTGTCGAGGGAAGGATAGAACTTTTCTGTCAGAGGAAAATAGAGAGTAATTTCAAACTTTGTTTTTTCTGTGAAGCTTCCTCTAAGTTCAAAGCGGTAAACAAGAGGCAGAGTTTCTAAGTCAGCAATAACAGAGTGTCCGTTATAATAGTAAGTGCGGCAGCTTGGCCATTTCAAATCCGGCACATAAAGCGGCCAGTTTTCTGTGAATGAATCCTCACTGTCTTTTACATCAAGACGGAAGTAAAAAGGATTCCCATTTTCAGCTCTAAGTTCGAATGCCTTTGGAAGAACATTTTTATAAATGAGTTTTTTACAAACTCTGTCTGCATATAAATCAAAAGTTTCATTGTTGTTAAAAAGCAAAAGGAACAAAGCTAAAACACACTGGTATTCAAGGCGTGTTACAAAACAGCCTTCAATCGTTTTTCCAGTAACAACGTTTATCTCTCTGTTCCTTTCACCAATAACGCCAGGCAGAGCGTAGCCTTTAGACGCAGTGCGTACAGTTTCCTCGCTGTAAGGTAGTGGATAATAGTAACCGTCTTTTGCCACAGTCAGTGTGCAGCTCTTTCCCTGAATCATCATAGGGAAATTGTAAAACGGGATTTATTAAAGCAATTGGGCGTTTTTTCTACAAATGTGTCTTAAAACTGTATGGTTTCGGAAAGATTGTGGACAAGATTGGAATGTTTTTCCAATTTAGTCGGAAATATCTTGGCTAAACAAATTCTGTTTTAGTTTTATCATATCCGGTAATTCACTTTCAGGAAATTCATGCCATTTCATTAAGTCTACAGATTTATCTGTTGGTATAGGTCCACCGGTTTTGTAATTATATCTATAAACGCGTTTATCATTTTCAACCCAAACAAAATCATTTTCATCAAGATAATAATGTATGTTTAATTTTTCAGAAGAATTGTCTGTTTCTTTTTTTGATTCCTGTTAATCTTTTTTCATAACAGGACTAAAAGGAATACTTTTATTTTCAATATTTATTAATTTATTATCATGGTCAATGTATTTAACATTATGAAAATACGGACAGCAAGTTTTATAATTTAATTCTGAATAATCAACTTCACCAATAGTTTCTACACATCGCTTAAATTTCTTTTTGTATTTATCGAGATTCTTTTGAAGTTCACAAAGCATTTTTACAAATATCTTAATGAACTTTTCTTTAGGCATTTCAATATCAACAGGTTCTTCTACCTGTGTTTTCAGATTGTAATTCTGTATCTTGAATCTGATTTTATCGCCGTTATCCCAGAATAAGAATTTATAATAATCACAATTACTTAATATACAGTAGGCATATTTTTTTTCTTTTAATTCATAAAGCATGTTTGAAAACATTTCATAATAGCAGTCACAAAAATCTATATGCATTTTTACTGAGTCATTGATTTTAAGTGTCGCAATATAGCCAAAGCAATTTCTTTTTTCAATTTGCTTATCACAATCATACATTATATCTAAATTATCATTGATATCGGTGAAATGCTCATCAGCTTTATCTTTTAATATTATTTCATAAGAAAAATCTTTCTGTTTAGGCTCAGAGTTTGGATAAGGTATAATGTCATCTGGAAGAAAATATCTGTTTAATTCAAGGTTGTATATCCAAGGACTATAATGATGCATCTCATTAGGTGAAAGAATCATTGGAAACATCGGTGAGTAATATTTGTCAGTTTTCGTACCGCAGAATACTTTAGTTTCTATCCATTTTCGTTTATGTTTAATTATGTTTTCTATTGAATTGTTAGGCCCAACAGTTACAAATGCAATTTCCCAACCTGGAGTGTTTGTTGTCTTATAAAAAACATAGTCAAAATGATAAGGGAAATCCGGCTTGTCGTAATCAGCTCTACTTGTTAAAAGTGAAATACCAGTTTCACGCCACCATTTGCAGCTTACTTCTCCGGAAGTCATACCACCTTTTGCAAAGTCCTCTACATAAGCTTTATCAGCCATATTAATACTTATCTTTAATCTGTCAGAACAATATCTGAATAATGAGAAAGCAAGGTCTCCTTCTTTTTCAGGAATCTCTTTATCTCCAAAGTGTTCTTTCATTTCACGCCATAATAATGGATCACCGCGTAATCCCCAGTTTTCAGGCTCAGGCTCAAATAATTCTGAATATTTCATAAGAACACCTCCGACTTTTTGTGATTAATATTTCTTTGGAAATTTTTCTTTTCCAAGTTGCCATAAATATTTATCGATTTGTTTTAGATTAAAATCATCTAACCCGTATACTTTACGAAAATCTAATAAGATTTCTTTATATCTTTTATAATCTTTTAGTTCTTCATTTTTAAAAAAAATTGTTTGCTCTGCATTTCTGAAATATTGCAACAATTTTTCTACATAACTATCAAAAATCGGATATTCAGTTGGCTTGTGTCTGCTGCAATACTTAGTTGCAAAAGAGTAGAAATTTATATATTTTTCATCTGATGTATCAGTCTGTTCCAATACTTTTACATTAGCAATATCATTAACAAGAGTGATATCATTTTGTTCTAAGCGGGCATCAATATTCAAATCAATGATATTTTTTGCAACTGGAAAAACCTTAAATATATTTGTTGAATAAAAATCATTTAATGCAGAAACTTTTATTATAACTTGCTTAATATCTGTGTTCCCAGGATATGTTTTTAAAAACAAATCATCCAAAGCTTCTTCCTGAATAACATAACTTCCAAGATTATTCCATCTATCAAGATATTTTTTTACTTCATTAGGAGTTGGTGAAATAATATCATCTCGTTTTTTTGTTTTCTTAATGTGGGTATTTTTTTTGTTATCTGTTTTGTTTTCTGAATTTAATTCTTTTGTAAATATTACATCATTAAAATTTTTAGAAGGTGTTGGTCTTGCATACCAATTTGAACTTTGTAATATATATGCAGGTGGATGATCTTTTGGACCGGTTGAATGCCACCATACATAATATTTTTTTGAAGATGGTGGTAAGTTATCCTGTATAATATTTTCAATTTCTGTTAATGATAATTTAATCTCATCTTGATTTTTTGAATTTAGAAAATCTACAAGTTTACAAAAAGAATTATTTTCCATATTTAATACCTTATGTATTAAGATTTTATTATTTGTTTTATAGCTTCTTCTCTAGGATAAAAAACATTATCAGCTAAGAGTTTTGCATAAGTTGACTGGAACTCTGCTAATTTAGGCCATTGAGCTTTATCTGTATAATCAACATCATTAAGTACTGCATTAATGCTACAAGATCTTGAATTTTCCTTTTTATCCCAATCTAATTTAATACCAATCTTTTCTTCAATTTGTTCTTTATCTTTATAAATTAATTCAAAGATTCTTTTAGAAGTAATTGAGTCACCTGTATCAATCCAGAATCCAACTGTAACTTTATTTAAGCGCATTGAAATTGAACAATATAAATGAATTCCTGAAACACCAAAGAAACCATCTAATGCATGACTTTTAGTTGGGTTTACATTTCCGTACGGTCCATTTAAATTTGCTCTTAATATTGGCAATAAATATGACCAGTATGCTTTTCTCTTTTCATGTCGGGAAGCACCAATTTCAATATCATCGTTTATCTGAGTTTCAGATTCTTTTGTAATCTCAGGTGGTATCTCTCTCTGATCATTTACAAAACTGATATAAAGTAAATCTTCTTTTTGTTGTTGATTTGCAAATTTAAAATCCCAGCGAGTTTCCATAAAATCTAGAAGCATTAAACCACGTTTATAGATTTTATCTGCGGTCCAATCTGTTTCTTTAGCAACCTCAAGTTCACAGTATGAACCATTAGAATAACCACGTTTTTTCTTTTCCTCAAAAGTGTCATTTTGTAAACTTGAATTTACTGCTTGTGAAAGTGGCAGCATATTACCCAAAGAACCTGTGAGCTTTTTTATTTCAGCTGATGTAAATTGTCTAAAATTATTTCTCCAATAAAGCTTCTTTGGTGTTTGTGGAAGAATGTGCTCAATCGAGTATTTGCCTTTTGTTACAGAAGTAAAACTGATCCAATCTATTTTCAGGTTATCCAATCTCTTTAATTTTTCTGCAAGCGAATACTCATATTCAAACAAGAAATATTTCAAATCATGCCAGCTGTAGAAACCTTCATCAGAATCAAAGCGTCTATGCATTTTACTTACAAAAGTTTCAAGAGCATTCTCAGTGTTGTTGTTAGTTGTCTCATTTAAATCATCTGCAATTTCTTGTAACGTAATTCTGCCAAAATATAAATCTCTTGCTTTATTATAATATTCATTGCTCTTATAGCTTGATTGATATTGTGCGAGACGGAAGTTTATAAATTGGAATCTTTCAATTGCTTTTAATACTTCAACCTTGTCTTCGGTATTATCACTTGTACTTTTTCTGATTACGATAGAAACAAGTGGCCTAAAATAACCAATACCAATTCTGTTTAATCTATCAATCCAAAGTTTTTCCTGTTCTGATAATTCTGTACTTTCTTCTGGGAAGAAAGTGTAATACCAGCTTTCAGAGCATTCTTTTAGACTGTTTACGTAGTCTGCAATCATATTAGGTCTTAAAAAGTCTGTCTGTTGAGAATCATCTGTTGTTTCATCTATAATTTCATTCTCATCGTTTTCATTTTCTTCGTCTTCTATATTTTCATTTTCAAGAGTTACAGGTTCTTGTGATTCTGAATCTACTTCGTAAACATCATTGAAAATTGCTTTATGAGAGAATTTTTTTAATAAGAATTTTATATAGTCATCACCTTTCTGTCTGGTATACTTGAAATATATAATCCAGTGAGCTCTTAAAAATTCATCATCTGATAAAGGAGAAAACTCATTTCTTCCTAGCTGAAAATAAACTTCTTTCCAAGCATTGTTTATTGTTTCTCTTAATGCATTTTCATTTTCTTCATTAAGGTCTTCTTTGTTATATAACGTAGTTAAGTAAATCAAACGGTTCTTGAGTAATTCAAGATTTGTAAGACGTTTACCTCTGTTGTTCATTGTTTCAAAGGCAACATAAACATCATAATCATCTTCAATTTCATGAATATTAAACATAAGATGCAATGTTAATTTTTGATATAAATCTGATAAACCTTGAGCTCCTTTCTGTTCATAAAATTTAGAGAGAGCCTCTTCAAAGAATGATTTTGCAAACTTAAGATTTTTTGTGTAATAAGTTTCTTTTAATGTACCGCCGAATTTTTCCTCAAAGATTTTATATCTCAAATATTCAGCACTTGGATTATCATTCTCATAGCCAAAAATATATGTAGTTCTCAAATTATTTGGAGGCATCTGTTTGCTAATATATTTTGATCTAATATCTTTAATTGCTTCAAATCCTAAATAAACATCAGATTCAGGAATATTTTTGTTCTCATCGAGGTTTGTATAAAACTTAATTAATTCATGTAATAAAATAACAAATGTAGTAAGACGTTGCTGTCCATCTACAATATGATAAGCTTTATATCCTGCATTTAATAACCATTGATCATTCTCTCCAAGTTTTTTCGAATCTTCTCTTGAAAGTTGTTTTATAGAAAGCAGTCCTGTGTAATGATTTCTGTCCGGCTGCAGATTAACCAAATCTTCCCAAAAATCTATAAGCTGGAATTCTTGCCAGGCATAACCTCGTTGATAATCCGGAATTCTGAAGAGTTTATTTTGAAAAATCATTGATAAAGACTGTAATTCGTTCATATATATTTTCTCCTAATTTTTGCTTTATTTTTCTTCTAGTGTTTTAGCCTGTCCATTTACAATTGTCTCATGTACAAAAACGATTTGACCTTTTTTATTCTTATAAAAGTCGCTGCTTAACCGTTTGAAATATCCACGGCGGAAGTGTGGTATAACAACACCTGCAGCAGCTTTTTCAGTAACATCCAGAACCTTTTCAGATGTGTTTAAATAATGGTTATTCTCAGTTTTTATATCATGTGGAGCACCATCTACAAGACAATCTGGAAAACAATAAATGTATGAAATAAGATTTATTGCCAGCTTTGTAATCTCATTCATTTCTTGGTCTGTATAAACAATTGATTTCTTATCTTCAATTTCATTACTTGAAATATGGTACTGCTCCATTCCATGATTTACAAAAATGCGGAGTTCGTTAGAAATATCATAAAGAGAATAAGCAAAAACAAAGCCCTGGCTTTTACGTGGAATGTGAAGACAGATACCGAAGTTTATTCCAGTAGTAAGATTTTCAAGAAGATCATCATTATTCAAAACAACACTTGAACCATTATCTTTGATGTATGTTTTGATTCCTTCCAAATCACGGATTTCTACAGACTTAAAGAAGTCCATAAGATTTTCATCTTTCAAATAGATGTGTGTAAGGTCGTGATTCAAATCTCTTAAGAAAAGCTGGCAACAGGTAGCGTCATCCATGCTTGAAACAAAGTTCTTAATAAACCACTGTCGAAACATTTCTGGAGTTTCAGAATTTGGCTTTCCGTCCGGAGAGTTTTCTCTGCAGAATTTTCTGTATGCGTCGTAGAATAGTCCAAATGTTTTGCCGTACTGGATGTGTTTACTCATATATAACTAGAATACATCGTATTTCATTATTTTTCTATAATTTACACAGCAGCCTGTATTTCATAAATTATAGGCAAGAAAGCAAAACCATGCTATAATATAATTTATTAAAATGTTGCTTTGGGTGGAAAAATGGGTCGAATTGCGAATTATTCTGTATTAAAACAGTATTTGCCAAAAGAAAACTTTGAGGAAAACTTTGCTTTAATCAGTCATTATATTCAATTGCAAGGTACTGAAATTGGCAAAAGATATGAAAAGGCAATTATCGATAATCATGTTGATTTGAATATTATTCCTAAAAAATCGGATTTTAATTCAGCACAAAATATACTTTACGCAAATAAAGAGCAGAAGTTTACATTTATAGATCTTTTTGCTGGAATTGGCGGATTCCGTATGGCCTTGCAAAATTGCGGTGGTGAATGTGTCTTTTCAAGTGAATGGGATGAATCTGCAAAGCAAACATATTTTGCAAATTATGGTGAAGTACCATTTGGCGATATTACAAAAATAAATGTAAAAGATATTCCAGACTTTGATGTTTTGGCCGGGGGGTTTCCTTGTCAGCCTTTTAGTTCAATTGGAAAACGAGAAGGTTTCAAGCATAAAACACAAGGTACTCTTTTCTTTTATATTGCAGAAATTATTAAAGAAAAAAAACCAAAAGCATTCATCTTGGAGAATGTAACAGGATTACAAACTCATGATGAGGGAAGAACCTTCCAGACAATTATGGAAGTTCTTGAAAAAGAGCTTAAATATAAAGTTACTCCGAAAGTTTTAAATAGTGCAGATTTTGGAGTTCCTCAGGAAAGAAAGAGATTATATTTTATTGGCTTTAGAGAAGATATTGATAGTTCCAAATATAAACTTCCAGAAGGAAATACACAGCATGTTGGAATTGGTCAGTTTGTAGAAAAAGATGCAAAAGGTCCGTCTATTTCTAAACATTTGCAGGAATCTTATATTTTCAAAAAAGATGATGGTCATCCTGAAATAATTGATGAAAACTCGGATTTTCCAGTAAAAACATTATGTGCCTCTTATCATAAAATTCAACGTATTACTGGTACATTTGTAAAAGGCGGAGATACAGGTTTACGTCTTCTTACAGAAAATGAATGTAAAGCTATAATGGGATATCCAAAAGAATTCAAAGTTCCTGTTTCTAGAACTCAAATGTATCATCAATTTGGAAATTCTGTTGCAGTCCCTGTTGTTGAAAAAATTGCTGAAAGCATTGTTTCGATTTTATAAGAATTGGAGGTTTAAATATGCCACAATTTTCAAATAGTGATAAACAAGAACATGGTCAGAATGCAAAACTTGCTCTTGAAGCAATACTTAATGAATGTAAAAATTTTTCATATATAAAAGAAATAATAAAGGAATATCGTTGTGGTTATCCTGAATATGATAACACTCAATTTTATTGTAACTTTGTAATAGTTTTCCAAAATGATATTAAATGGATTGTAAACATTACAACTTCCTTTCGTTCAGATAGATTAAAAGGAAATCAGTGGGATAGTTATAATATTAAAGAAATTGATCCATCAATTTCTAAATCTTTATTAGTTTACCCTGATGATCTTTCTGAAAAAGATAAAGATGATTTCATTTCATATAAATATAAAATTCTTAATAAAATTCATTTTTCGGCAATTGATGATATTGTTGGACAACATGAACTATTTGAATTAATTGAAAATTATGCAAATCAAAATTTATCTGTAGGTGTAAAGAAAGATCTTCAAGGCAATAATTTTGAAACTTTTATTGCAAATATATTAAATAATGAAAAAAATATTGAAAAATGGAAAACAAATGATCCAAAATTGGTTGGTGTGCATTTTGATATTTTTGAAGAAATTGTTAATTGTTTTGGATTAAATAGAGAAAGTTTAATTTCTATTAAGGCAACTGCTGACAAGAAATTTATCGGTAACTTAAAAACTTCAGGTCTTCCAAAGACTGATATTGTTGCTATTGTATATGGTAATAATGATAATCCAAAGTCTTATACAATTAGCTGCAAAAAAACAAATGCGAAATCCGTAAGTGTTCATCAGTACACTGCAGATGCTTTTGCAGATGTTCTGGACTCAGATAATGTTAAATTACGAACATTATTACAGAAATTTCAAGAAAATGGTAATTTGAGGGATTTCGGCGCAGATAATGCTGCAGCCCTTGAATCAGAGTTGAAACCTCATTTGAAAAAACTTGTTCGCTGGGTAATTGGAGGTTATGGAGGTCAAACCTTATCTCCAATACAAAATGCAGATTATATCCTTATCGCAGATGAGGAAAAGGTTTTTATACATACTCTTGATGAATATACAAATATGCTTTTGCAGCCTGAAAATATCAGCCATTTTGGCACACCTTTTCAGTGGACTTTCGCTTCTGGACGTAAAGGTAAAGATATTCAGTTAAAGTGTAAAATATTAAAATAATATGGATGTACTATCACCCGAAGACCGTCATAAAAATATGTCTCATAATCGGGCAAAAAATACTAAACCAGAAAAATTAATCCGTTCGGCACTTTTCAAAGCTGGTTTTAGATATAGAATTTGTGATAAGCGTTATCCTGGTAAACCTGATATTATATTCCCCAAATATTATGCAGTTGTATTTATAAATGGTTGTTTCTGGCATGCCCATGAGGGTTGCCGTTATTATCATTTTCCAAGTTCAAATCAAGATTTCTGGAAAAAGAAGTTTGAAACAAATAAACTCCGTGATGATGAAAATCTGAAATACTATCAAGGACAGTGCTGGCGTGTTTGTTTTGTCTGGGAATGTGCAATCAGAGGTAAAGGCTCTAAACAAAAAATTGAACAGGTTACAAATCAAATTATTGAATGGCTGGAAGAATCGTCAGACCCATTTTTAGAAATTAAACAGTGATATTATTTTCTTCCAGATGAAATATGTCGCAGTTAAGATATTTCGCAGCTTTTAATGCGCCTCTGAATATGTATAAATGTGAATCAACATTTTCACATACAGAAAAGTGTAGCGGATTAATTAATCGTGTAAGCTTAGAATACAGTACAAGAAAAGATGCATAGAAATAATCAAAAAGTGCAATCAATAAACATGGTGTTTCTTCTATGATGTAATGCTTATCGCTCACTAAGAACCAAATTGAATTGCAGTATTTTACAACTCGTTTATGCATTTCTGGAGTGTAATTTACTCCAAAGTAACCGTCAATTACATCAAAGATGTGAATTATATCAGCATCACTAAAGTCCTTAAATTTGTAATGTTTGTCATCAGCCTTATAAATAATCTTTAGAATCTTGATGTAGTATTTTGGATTATCCAACTGCTTTGCATACTTTGCAAGTTTCTTGTCTAAGTTCATAGCTACCTCACACGATTATTTTTATAAAGACTTTATTCTCCTTGCTGCCTGATATTTTACATTCCTGCCAGTCTTCATTATTATTTATCGTCATTTCTATGGCTTCATAATAACGACAAAGCAGAAAGTGTTTATTTTCTGTGTGAGGTTGCAGCTTAATATCTAAACTTATTATAAATACTGTGTTTTCAATAATCCTATCTTTTTCAGAATATTCAGTTTCTTCTATATTAAATGTGAATAAAGGAGTTTTAATACAGTTTTCTTCAAGGCTTTTATTTTCAAATGGTTTTATTATGATTCCATCGTTATACTCCTTATTGATTTTCTCAATATTTTCAGAAAGTTTATTTATTAAGAGAAATTCTAATTCTTTATAAACAGGTTCAAAGCTTTTCATTAAAGCGTTTTTCTTCTATATAAATAGATTACACTCTGAATATTCTGAGGCATTTCAAAGCTAGTTTCATCATCATTGTTTTTCTGTTTAATAAACTCTTTCTTTTTCAGTAAATAAAGTTTTATGATTGCCTCTTTCAAATCAGTGGGTAAGGTGTCAGCTGTGTAGCCGGCATTATAATTAAGGAACACAACATGTCCTTCAAGTTTTGGATCAATAAAGTAAATTGTTCTTCCATCAATTACACAATTAGGAACACGTTCTTTTGTGTTCATATCTATGATGTTTACCATTTCAGTAATATGATCCTGCTCGGTATAAACTTTGCAGTCTCTTATTGTCTGAAGTTCATTGTAGTTTTTTTCTTCTATATTGAAGCCAAGATTTTTCTCAACATAAGAAAGTGTCGCATTAAAGATAAGATTGTCTGTATCTATTTCATCTGCACTAAGCTCTAAAATCTTCTGCAGTTCTTCAAATGGAAATGGTATCATAAATCCTCGTCATCGGTAAAACGGGGCAAAAGCCATTGTAACCTTCGTTCAGCCAAATGCAAGGCCAAGCCCTTTCGGGTTGCTTCGCAAGCCTTGCATTTGTCTTCACTTCGGTTTTGTAATTTTCGCCCCCGTTTTCCAAAGGCAAAAATACTTTTGTCTTTGGTATCAGGTAATCAATATCACACTTTTTGCAGTATGTTATTCTTCTGCAGTTTTCAAAAGAACCATATTCTTTTTTGGTCTGGTAACCAGGAAGCCGTCACGCTTTCTGAAGCGCATGAAGAGCTCGCCGTATTCGAGTCCCTCAGTTGTTTCGTCAAAGCGTTTGATTTCGATTCCTTTGCGGTTGCCGTGGATGATTCTCTTTGGATTCATAAAGATGGCAATCACGCTGTCAGCTTCGATGTCGGCAAGCTGCGGCATCAAGCGGCTTTCAACAACGTCGTAACCGTCAATGCGTCCTGGCATTCCGTCACCTGGTTTTCTCCAGATTGGGTTGTGGTTGTCGTCCTGAATGTTTGCGATGTGATTGAGGAAAGTTTCGTGCAGGAACCACTTGCAGTATTTTCTTTCTTCCGGTTCAACCATCAATTCAGCTTTGCGGAAGTCGAGGTATGTCAGATGTGTTTCATCAGTTCCCTGAATGCGGCACACTTCGGCATGTGTCATATTCATTGCACCTGTGAATGGGTCATCATCGGCAATCAAGCACTGTCGGTCGAACTCCTGGCCGTAGGCTTCGGTAAAGTCTTCGAGGAACATCTTACCAAGGTCAACAAAAACATCTTCTCCGAACTCGTCAAAGAATGGAACATATCCGGCCAAGGTGTAAGCTTTGAGCTCTGTTCTTGTCGGCATGTTTGATTTTGTTGCATCGATTTTCTGACCGTATGAAGTCAGCCACTTCAATTCGATTCCGCCGCGGTCTCTTTCTGGGATGAAGATGGAAGGCCCGTTCATCGGGCGATGTGTTACGAGGTTCATCATCTGAGACTGTTTTGCAGCTTCCTGCATGATTGTCTCTTCATAAATCGGATTGATAAGATACTGGTCATTGTTGGCAAGATTGCCAATTGGTTCACCGAGTACGGCTTTAGATGGTACAAAGCCTTTTCCGGTTTCCCAAGAAAAGTCTTTTGGATTGTTCCATTTTTCAGCACGGATGTTTGGTGTAAACTTGAGCTCGCCCAAAGTCTGCTGGTCCTTGTTCCAGGCAGCGCAAAGAGCTTTACCCAGATTGTAGTGAACATCACGCAAAGAAAGCTGCTGCATTTTTGTGTCAGCCTGTTTCATTGTTTCGCGGAAGTTCTTGATTGCATCCTTACAACCAAGAATCTCTGATGTAGTTGCATCCTCGGTATCGCCGAGAATCTTCAACATCTGTTCTGTGATTTCCTGCTGTTCCAGGAAATACTTGTTGATTTGTTCAACAGTCGCAGCTTCACTTGGAAGATTAGCTTTCATATTGTCCAATCTTTTGTGAAGAGCTAAAATAACTTCATTCATCATCAGCCCCCTTAAGCTTGTTGGTGAAATAGAGGAAGCGCTGTTCCAGCAGAGCTTCCTCGTTTTTTTGTTATGACTTACGCGCCGACTTTACCAAGTCCTGCACGCAGCTTATCCCAATAAGAAAGTTCTTCAGGTTCCTGAATTACTTCCGTTATCTCAAGTTTTTTAGTGCCGCTTCTGGCAAACGGATTTGCCGGAACACAGCAGATAGAAAATTCCAAAAGTTCCTGCTTTCGGAAAATCAGATCGCATTCGCGGTCTTTTGCTTCTAAGAATTCAACTTCTTCTGCAAGAAAACCAACCGAACCGCAGCGCAGAGCTCCGGCCTTTACACGCTGGCCAATGCTCCAGCCGAACTCGTCAAACTCCTTGTCGTTGAAAACAATGTCGCCTTCAAGGACACTTTCAGCTTTCACGTTTTCGGCGTAGCCTATAGCCGGAATGGTGTAGTCATGGCTCCAGAGCACAACAGGATTTGCAAGATAGTTCTTTAAGTTCCATCCGGCCGGGTCAACTTTCTCAAAGTCGCGGTCTACATCAAAGGTGCTCATTACCCAATGGAATGAATCTTTCTGAACATCAATGCTCTTAAAGATTTCAACCTGTGGCGAAACTTTTCCTGAATGTGAGTTTTCTTTTAAGAACTTCAAAAGCTTTTCATGGCTTCCAAGTTCTTTGTTTTCAACGCCATCAATCTTTATTATCATTATTTCCTCCCGGCAATTGCTTAAAATATTTCTTGCAAAGCAGTTCCAAATCCCCCGGCTTAAAGTAGCCGATTTTTCTTTTGAGTCGCTTTATATAACGACTAACCGTATTCGCCTGATACCCTGTGCGGTAAGCAATTTCTTTTGTACAGAAACCTTTAGAAAGATATAAGCCAATTTCCATTTCGGTAGTTGTTACTTCCGAAATAGAATCTCTGTCCAAAAGATAATCTTCCTCTTCAAAACTTCTTGTAACTGCCTCAGGATAAACTTTTTTACCCGACTGCATTTGAAGTACAGACTTTTTGAAAAAGCCTCTATCCTCAATATTAGGAATGAAACCGTCAACACCAAGCTGATGAATTCTCATTGCAAAGTAATGAGAAACATCATCCAAATCTACAAAGTATGTAAGAACCTTATCATTCAAGTAATGGATTCTTACCAATTCATATGAAATAACAAAGCCCAAAAAGTATTTGTCAAAAATGATTGCAATATCATTCTGATACTTAATCGCATTGTGAATCTCAAAAATGCTTTTGCAGATAATGACGTTTTTATCTCCTATTACAGAAGATACAGTTTCTTTTACAATGTTTTGAATTTCAATGTCGCAGCATGCGACTACAATTTTGTTTATCATAAATTATCACCTTTTGAATTATCTCCAGAACTAACGGGTACCAGTGAAGAAGCTCTAAACCAGATATCACCCCAGGGCTTAGTGTCCTGACCTCGGCTTCGTAAAACATCGTTAATTGTTTTTAGACCAGCGTTGATTTCAGCAATATCTCTATTGCTCTGAGCATCCTCGCTATCCTGCAGCTCTGGTATTGTTTCAAGATTAAAAGTACCAGTCTCTGTTAAGCCGAACCGCTTAAAGAACTGAACTTCCAGCACCTCTTCAAAATTCTTAAGAAGAGGAATAAGTGTATAATTCCAAAAAGCACGATGCTGAGAGTCGGTGTCTGTACCGCTTAAGGAACTTTTCGAATCCTCTATATTTGCAACTCTAGGCGGAATGCCATACTTTGCGAGAAGCGTATATAAGTTCCACTTTTTCATATCGTAAAGCTTCAGAACATCAGGGCTAAAAGTCAACGGCTGATATTCCGTTCCTTTACCGAGTACGGCTACACGGTTTTTCATACCGCGTCCATATTTCTTATCCCAAGTTCTTGCAAGGAGTTCTGCCTCGGCTTCCGTCAGTACCTGGTCAGTCTTGAGCAGACCTTTAGGCACACCTCCTTCTTTGAGTAAGCCGGTATTTTGTTTTGCAGCAAGTAAATCCTGTTCAACCTCAAGTCCAAGGCTCACCAGAGGACTAACTCCACGGAAAGAATTCCAGGGGTTCCAGTCCTTAAAGTGAATAATTTCATCCGGAAGAATAACTACGGGCCTTCCGCATCCTTCTTCCGTGTATACCCATTTAGTGACTTTGCCGTTGTCCACGACATGCTGCATATTTCTAGGATTTAAAATAAAAATTTCTTGAGGAAGGCCGCAGCTGTAACTCTCTCCAAACCACCAGAACGCTTCACCGTCCAGACTCCACCAGGCGCAGGTCTGTTTCCATAAATCAAAGCGGCTCATCTGTCTGTTCGGGTAGTGAAAGAGTTTCGCTAAAGCGGAATCTTTTTGAACTTTGCCATTTTTCTTAATTTCAAATTCAGCACGCGCTACATTGCGCGTAAGAATATCTATACACACCGATACCCACGCATGCTGGAGATATGGATCTGTGCAGGTTTTCTTTTCGCGAACAGAAAAGTCATCCGCAACAGATTCATTGTTTATTTCCGAAAAACTTCTAAGCTGCTTCTTTGGTTTTCGTCTGTTAAATAATCCCATACTATTTATCGGTATACTGCTATACCATTACAACCCCTGATGTTACTGCGCTAAAAATCGCATAACGCATTGCATCCATGTAATGGTCATTTACTTTTACAATCTGATTATTCTCATCACGCGAATAATCCCAAATCTCACCAAGAACACCGGTACAGTCTTTGCAAACAAAAAACTTCCCGCGTTCAATCAGGGCAATAATGTAATCAATTCCTGCATCCACAGAGTTATTAGCTTTTACACCTCCAGGTACTTCCTGTATACGCTCACCACCTGCCGGGTCACAGTAGGTAACAAAGCTCTCGTCATACCAACCCTTGGCAGTCTGGTTTTCTACACTGGTTTTAGTAGTGATGTTAAATCCGCCATAGTCGCCTATGACGTAAACACAATCTCCAACCCAACCAATCTTTACAGCCGCAATGTGTAAGCCAAAGTCCTGACCGCCAGTGTATTTATCAAACTCGGCTGGAAGTTTATCACGAGGAATAATCATAGATTCCTCAAACTTCTCGTAAACGCTGCCTTCCGGTTTTACCCAAAGACCGTCACGGAATCGGGCCCGCTGCTTTTCCGGCATATTGTCCAGAATGTCGCTGATGTAATCTTCATCAAGATTTTCAGCGTTATCCATCGGGTTCAAAACAGCAGAAGCATAAAGCTCCGGCTTGTTCAGTTTTTCATCCGTTCGAGGTTCTATCTTTCGAATGAAAACCTTATACGCCCAGTGCATTGGCGAACATGGGTTGCAGTCATAAAAGAACTTATTCTTACAGCCTTCAACTTTCATCGCCAAACGGCTGTAAGCTGTCGTTATCGCAGAGTAGGAAATCTGGCTTACTTCGTTAAAATAAATCGTCACATATTCGTGCCCCAGAATCCTATCTACCTGTTCTTTATCACCAAGTCCGCCAATCCAAATCTCGCTGCCGTTCCACAAGGTAATCAAACCGTCGTGTACGTTAGCCTTATAGTTGTGCGCTCCAATAGTTTTGTTTAACCAGGGAAGTAAAGTCTCATGCAGTACAGAGCTTCTGGCATCTTTCGCTCTAAAGCGGCAAATCAAATGTCTGCTTCCTGGGTAACGGCAAGCACGAAAGATAATTGCCATAACAATTACCGTAGTCTTACCAGACCTCGAACCACCAAAAAGCAGAATATGCTTTGCACTAGAGGCAAGCAGTGCCAGTGCTTTTTTCTGTACAGCTGTCGGCTTAAAGAGTTCCCTCATTACAAATCCTTAAAGCTGTCCACAAAATTAATTGCCAGTTCCCCCTGAACCGGCTTGTTATTTTCTTTGTCTGCACCTGTAATAAATGAATCAAGCTTTGCAGACCTTTCAAGTAAATCCATTGCGCCATCTGCATCCAGCTTTTCCGGGTCCAGCGTCTTAAGGCGTTTTCCTACAAGCTCATCAAAACCGTTAAGCATTTCCATCTGGCGTTTTTTTCGTTCAACACGTTCTGCAATTAGTTCACGTTCTGTTTCCTTTGCCACATACTCATCGTATAAAGCAGCTCTTTCATTCCAGTTGAACAATCTTGCATAACGTGCCCACGAGCCATACTTTTTCGGATCTATTTCGTGAAGCTCAAGGCAGGCTTTAATGCTGCGCTTGTAGCCCATATTCCTGAACATGCAGAAAGCCTTAAATGCTTTCGGACTCTCGGCTTCTAAACGAGTCTCCCAGCATTTAGGCTCTGCCTGTTCACCAAGATTGCCGGTTGGTATGTCAGCAACTTGTCCTCCCAAATTAAAAATCCTCCTGCCTCAAGGCAAATATCAGATTCTATTTTTGAATCAGAATCTTTTCCTGTTCATACCGAACAAGGTTTTCTCTTTCAGATTTCTGCAGCCTCACAGGCCGCCCATGGTTCATAGTTAAAGAAACGGTGAACTCTCCAAACTCTCTGTTACGCAGACAGTCAGAAAAAAGTTCCTGAATCTTGTCCAGTACATCAACATCATTTTTCAAAATCATCTTCCACCTCGTCATCCATCGAATGTACAGGCTGGACCACATTATTACCAATCCAGTCAAACAAGTCCTTCTGGCGGAAAACAATCCGCTTACCAATCTTTGCATAAGGAACAAAGCCACCTTTCACAAGCGTGTACAAAAAGTATTTGCTTATAGTCAGATAGGCTGCAGCTTCTGCAATACACATAATCTCAGGAAAGTTAGTCTTCCTGTTCAACAGCAAGTCTTCATCCTTCATACTTTTTCCTTCGGGCAGTAGGAAGAATCTGGGCTTTCTTCATCTGCTCTCGTAACTTAATCTTGAGAAAATAATAAAGCCTCTTAAATGACAGCAACTAGATAAAAAGTTTCTTACTCCATGTCAAAAACTATCCGACTTCATACAGAAAGGTGACAATTTCGGAAAGTTTTTTGTGTTAAATGAAAAAGCCCCTGCAAGGTGCAAGGGCTCTCATTGTGTAAGTATCTAATATTTTTTAAGCCGCAAGTATATTCATACGGCTAAGTTCAAATATTTCACGAATAGAATTAAAGTGCTCGTCAGTCATATGATCAGCATAGTGTTTAGTCATGGCCGGAGTTGTGTGTCCAAGAATTGCCTGAACGTTTCTCATGTCAGTCATGTTTGCAAGGTAGGTCGCACAGAAATGTCGAAGCGAATAGAAATCTATATTGCGTTCTTTGCGTTCTTCTTCCGAAACTCCAATCTTGTGCAGAGCGTCAAAGAATCCGTCATCATAATACTGAGGCAGGAACGGATTATAATCATTTGCTTTCGACCAGAAGACAAAACTTTCGTCAGACGCAACCGGGCACCGCTGCGCCTGTGCAAGAAGCCGGATTATAATATTATGAGCAACCGGAACTTTTCGAATCAGGTTAGTTTTAGTACTCTTCAAAAATCCTGTGCGGTGCCAGCTGTGACGGATGGTAATCAAGTCATTATCAAAATCAATATCACGAACCTGTAAACCAGAAATCTCACCAGGTCTCAAGCCGCTAAAGGCAGACAAATTAAATGCTAGGTACATAACCTCGTTATCCCAATCAAGCTCGTACAACTGTTTAATTTCTTTCTCGCTTGGAATACCGCGTGCAGTCGCGTCACTCTTAGAAAAGGCCTCAACATTTGCCATCGGGTTAGAACGTATAACGCCTTTATTCTTAAGCCACTTCAATCCGGTCGCGCCACAAGTGCGGGCATGGTTTATAGTCGCACCTTTAAGACCACGGAAGTTTGCAAGCTCCTGCAGAAAGTCTTCAAGGTACTGTTCCGAAAGTTCACCAACAGTAAACTCTTCACCAAAGAACGGCAGCCAGTAACGGTCCACCATACCGCGCATTTCTTTACAGTGGTAATCGCCAATAGACTTCTTATGCGCACGCTTATTCTGAATATATTCAGACTTCTCAGGAGTCCAGAAGTTACGAAGAAATTCACAAAGCTTAATCGTGCAGTCAGGATTCAAAGGCTCATAAACTTTCTGAGCCACATCTTCAGGCAACAGTCCGGAATCTGCAAGGGCATTTTTCTTATGAACCACAACAACCTTTTTCTTAGGTGCTGGCTCTTCTACAGGCAATTTATTTATAGGTGCAGATTCTACTACCGGAGTAGGAGTAGTATTTAAGACAGGTATTGAGGCACCAAACTTTGCAGCAAGTTCAATATATAAAAGCTTTGCTTCAGAATCAGAAAGTCTGGCAATCAGTTTTTCAACATCAATACCAGAAGACTTGTTTTCCTGCTTGGAAATCCTTAGAGCAGTCCGGGCTTGTTCAGAAGGTGAACCATCCTTGTACCAGGTAGAAGCAATCAGCATAGCTTCACTGTAGTCAGAAGTATGCGTACTCTTCCAAGCAGTACGTTTTCCAGTCGTCTGATTTACAAAACTAACAGAATAAAATCCATACTTGTTCTTGATAATGTAAAACGGGCGCAT